CCCCGCACTCACAACACCGTCCACTCCACAACTGACCACTCCCGGTAATGGTCACGGTAAATTCCAAAGAACGAAGAAAAGAGAAGACGGAAATGGTCAAAGTAACCATTCAGCCAACCATTTTACAAGAAAGAACAAGACTGCTAAGAGTAAACAAGCTCATATGGTAGGTAGTAATGGTGGAAATGGTGCTAATGGGGGTAATGGTAAGATAAGTGACGCGTTGGCATGCATCCCAGAGAGTCGGTTGGTGGGGAATTTGAGCTATGGTGACTTTTGCCTGGCTGTGAAAAAGGCAGAGGCTGAGGCTGAAGTCCGTTTAGTTGGGCAATGGCAGGCGCTTTTGCCAACGGATTGGAAGGCAATCGCCACTTTCTTAGAACGTCGCCACCCTGAAAAGTGGGGTAAAAGGGATTCCATGGAATTGAAGGGCAAAGGAGGTGGGCCAGTTGAGTTTGAACACCGCCATCTCATCATTCAGCAGATCATCCAAGAGCCATCAAATCGGGAACTTATCGCAGACCAGTGGCGAAAGGACGCTATTGACGTGTGATGACATCGAAGCTATGACGCAAGACTTATCGAAAGAGCAGCGCGACGATCTGTATGCCATGACAGCTGCGCTGGATTATGACTTTTACGTTGAATATGTGCATCGGGGAACTTACCTACATGGCCCACATACCCGTCATATCTGCAATGCTTTGGAGAAAGTGGAAAATGGGGAAACCAAGAGACTGATGATCTTCCTCCCTCCACGCTTTAGTAAAAGCTACACAGTAACAGAGACGTTCCCCAGCTGGTTTATTGGCCGGAAGCCATCAAGAAAGGTAATAGCCATTGCGTATGGGGATTCGCTCTCGAAGCGTTATGGCAAGCAGAACCGTCTAAAAGTCGAAGAATATGGCGGGAAGGTATTTGGCATAGGTCTCCAGAGAGGCAGTGAGACTGCTTCCAACTGGAAAGTGGAACAGCATAATGGACAGATGCTCAGCGCTGGAATTGGTGGTCCCATCACTGGTGAAGGCGCTGATTTGATGATTATTGATGACCCTATTAAAAACAGGCAAGAAGCCAACAGCCCAACATACCGAGAAATGGTGTGGAATGAGTGGAAAAGCACTTTCTTAACACGCCTGTCTCCACGGGGGGCTGTTATTTTAATTCTTACACGATGGCACGAAGACGATCTTGCTGGGCGTTTATTGTCGGAGGAGCCAGGCAAGTGGACAGTATTGGCTCTGCCCTGCTTAGCAGAAGACAACGATCCATTAGGGAGAGCGCCCGGAGAACCACTGTGGCCGGAATATGGCTTTGACGAAGAATGGGCACTGGCTAAGAAGAAGGAAGTTGGCTCATATACGTGGGCAGCGTTATATCAACAGAGACCAGCGCCATTAGAAGGTGGAATCATCAAGCGTTGGTGGTGGAAGTTTTGGAGACCAGCCAATGTTGAGCTTCCCCCTGTTACCCTAAGAGGCCCGGACGGCACGATCGAAGTCGAAGCTGTGCCGCTGCCTGATCGTTTTGAGCAAGTCTTACAATCTTGGGATATGGCTTTTAAAGATACCAAAGCCAGTGCTTATGTCGCTGGCCAAGTTTGGGGGAGACGCGCTGCTGACAAGTTCTTACTTGACCAAATGCGTGATAGAATGGATTTTGTCAGAACTGTCAACGCTGTGGAGACCTTGACAAACCGCTACCCTCATGCGCGCTCGAAGCTAATAGAAGATGCCGCCAATGGTCCCGCTGTAATATCCACGCTGCACAGAAGAATTGCTGGACTGATTCCCGTCAAGCCCGAAGGATCCAAAGAATCCAGGGCGCACGCTATTAGTCCCGAAATAGAGTCAGGCAACGTCTACTTGCCGCACCCAGTTGTGGCGCCATGGATTTGGGAGTTTATAGAAGAAGCAACAGCGTTCCCCAATAGTGCTTACAAGGACCAAGTCGACGCTATGACGCAAGCATTAAACAGGTTTCCGCGTCGCGACACGAGACCTACTGTTAGGCTTAGCACCAGCGGAGGTAATCAGAGCAAGCGTTGGGCGAATTAGAGAGCGGGACAGTTGATTGTGGGGCAACTGGGTTTCCAATAGCGTTAAACAGTATATAACAGGAGAATAGCCATATATAACAGCGATAGTTCTGAATATAACGTTCGAATTAAACCATATATGACAGTTGACACAGTTGACTGGGATTTTAGGGGAGCCACATTTAAGTGGAAAGCGATATTTGACAGTTGATTGGGTTCTGCAGTATTCGAGAGCGCGTGCGGGTGGTCTTGGGGTAGTAGGGACGTTGATGATCGCCCTGATGACCCGGCATAAATAAGAGACGCGCGCCAAACCCAAGAACGCGCTATGCTTAAAATCAAAATAGCGGCAATTCTGCCAGCATAGAGACATTTTGGGCTGGGGGTTGATATTAGAGTATTCGGCTGACATACGTCTGACGCTTGGTGGTGTAGATTGATGGAAGCGGATACCTTGGATTTAATAGCACGCGGCATTATAGTCTACACAGTGGTGGTGACATTGGCTGCTTCGATATGGTTATTGTGGGCATGCTTTAAAGGCGAATACCACGGACAGGGAAAGGAAGCAGCTTCGATAATTAAGGACTTGGGGAAAGATTTTACGGACGATGGACGGATAAGGAAAGGACACGAAGAGGAGCGTGAGGAACGTGAATTTCACTCGTAAAAGGAAAGCGCCAACAGGCAATGGCGCGACGAAGGTTGGCGCTGCTCGCAAGCCATTCTGTTACGTGACGCAGACAGGGAGCACTGTGCGGTCTGGTGTGTTAGACAGCTATGTTCTAAAAGAGAAGCAGGCAGAGACCAGCCAGCAGATACGTCCCGATCGCTTTGCCAATAAGTATTCGAACCTAAACTTGATACAGCCATTATACCACCCTGAACAATTGGCATTCGCGCCGGAGGTTAATGCTTACCACGCACGCTGCTGCCAAGTCAAGGCACGAGACACAGCCGGTAATGGTTGGGATATAGTCGCATTGGTAACAGACCCCCACGAGAGCGTCAAAGAAGACATCGAAGAATTTTTCAATAGTCAGAAAGTCCCACTGGTCACCACACTCTATCGCCACCAGTATGATATAGAGGTTTGTGGCTTTGGAGGCATCGAAGTAGTGCGCGCGGGTTATCAGCCAACAGGCATGCCAGTAGTGTTTACGCACGTGCCAGGCCATACGCTTCGAATCCATAAAGACGACAACAAGTTTGCGCAAAAGAGAGGAACCAAGACACGCTGGTTCAAGCGTATGGGCTATGATAAAGACGTGGACAAAGAGACAGGGAACGAAGCTGAACTGGGCGCGCTGCCTCCCGATCGCAGAGCGTCTGAGATACTTTGGAATGCTATATACACCCAGCGCAGCGATTATTATGGCGTGCCTGATATCGTGCCCGCATTGGGCGCCATACATGGGGACTTAGCACGCCGTGATTACAATATAGCGTTCTTTGACAACTTTGGCGTCCCGGCATACGCTGTATTCATCACTGGAGACTTCGACCCAGGAGACCCCGACCCCGATTCAGGCAAGACAGCGCTGGAGGAAGGCATAGAAAACCACTTCCAAGAACTGGCCAACAATCCCCACTCGGTAATGGTCTTGACAGTGCCTTCGAGGGAGGGCGGCAACGCAGACGTGAAAATACAATTCGTGCCGCTGGCCAACGACGTAAAAGATGCCAGCTTCCGTTTATACAGGAAAGACAATCGCGACGAAGTAATCAGTGCCCACGGGCTGCCGCCATATCGGTTAGGCATCGCTGAAGCTGGTAGCTTGGCAGGGAACATGGCTGAAGAAAGCACTGAGATATACAAGAATTCAGTGGTCAATCCAAGGCAAGAAGTTTTGGAGGCATTAATCAACCAGCATATAATCTGGGATGAGTTTGGATTTAACACGAAAGAATGGGGCTTTAAGTTTAGAGAAATAGACACCAAAGACGAAGCGCACGACATGGAGCAGATGGTCAAGCTATTCGAAATGGGCGCTGCCACGCCTCGCGATCTTATTCAAGCGTTTGGCGCGCGCTTCGGGATAGAAGACGATCCCAACGACCCCCTGCTGGACATGCGCTTCGTAAATGGAACCCCGATTCAAGGGGACGCTGCTGCCGCAGCTGGGCAAGAGGCTACTGAAATAATGAAGAGTCTACAAGAGAAGTTAATGAAGGTGGCGATGAAGTATGTCGATGCCGGCGGAAATGCTGATGGAAATGGTCATCGAGACAGAACGGCACTTGCGTTGGTTAACAGCGCAAAAGAGTTGGGTGGCATGGACCGCAGCAGCTGAAGCGCGCCTCAGTAGGCAGCTTCAAAGTATGTTCTATGACACCATGCACGAGACCGTTTTGCGGCTACAGATGATGAACCAAGTCCCGTCCACTGACGCAGCGCGTATGGCGATCATAAACGAGTTCAAGAAAGTAAAAGAGCCGTTCAAAGAGCATATGGCAGACCACGCGCTGGAGACTGCCAAGACCTCCCGCGCCGACGTATATGACCATATGGCGCGGCAAGGAGTGGAAATGAAGTTTACAGAATTTAACCCGATGACCAGCCGGCAGATTCGCTTACACTCTTTTGAAGCCAGCGATCTGACCATAGACAGAATGACTGGAGACGTTATGGGGAATCTGACTCAAAGCTATAAAGAGGGCTTGGGAATTAAAGAGACGGCAGCACGCTTAGAATCGCAGTTTCAAAATATGCGTGATTATGAATTGAACAGAATAGCGCGGACAGAGACCAACGCCGCGGCGTCTTTAGGAGCGCACTACACCATGGAGAAATTAGACGTGGAATATGAACAGTGGTGGACTGCTGGAGACGATCGCGTCAGGGACCAGCATATTTGGATGCACGGGCAAATAACGAAAGTGGGGGACAACTTTAGTAATGGACTGGCGCACCCGCACGATCGCATGGGGCCAATAGAAGAATGGATCAACTGCCGTTGTCGCCCGCTGCCTTATCTTATGCCGCATGGCTACACCGCGCCTACTGGTCGCAGCTATTTTTACGAAGACGAAATTGTGTTACGGGCTGTGAGCGACGAAGAAGAATTGTTGAAGGCAGAGAACTTAGACAAGCTGAAAGCTGAATTAGCAGCGATGGTCCCCAGCGAAAGAGTGGACAAAGTGGATAAGTACTTCACGCAAGTCGCTGATAATCTAAGACGTAAAGGGTTGAACTCTAAGCAGGTGGCGGCAAAGATGATGGATTATAATTATACAGCTCAACAGCCATCGTGGATGGCGGGCGCTGAAGCCTGGGCTAAAACAGCGCCTACAGAATGGGGGCTTGGCGCAGTCCACTCTGGACAACATAGTATGATAACAGGGCAATTAAAAGGGCAAATCACCAAGGGGACAAAATGGCTGAGTCAAAAAGTCCACCCCAACGTGATAAAGTATGCCGACAGCCCCAATTTACATATCGCGCCCAAGCAGCTGGCTGACGGCAAGTGGCATCGCGCCAATTATCACCCGGGCTCGAAAATGATTAATTGGAGTGGTAATGGGGGATCGCGGACGTTTATTCACGAATACGGGCATCACTTACAAGATCAGAATCCAGCGAACCGCCAGGTTATGGGCAGCTATTTTAGAAGGAAGATTGAAGGGGAAAAAATCAAGCAAATATACGTTGGAAAAGATGAATGGGGCTACAGGGATAAGTTTTATGATCTTTATTCAGGGAAAGTGTATGGAGGGAACTTGGCTGGCGATGAAATATTGTCGAGAGGATTGGAAGAAATGAGCGTCAACCCAGCGCGATTCTTAGACAAAGCGCCAAGCCATTTCAATATAGTTTATGCCGTGATGAGGGGGCTGTTTTAAATGGATCCTAAATGGACTCTTAGGCTGGCTGGTAAAAAGCACTTGGTA